CCGTACACCTACAGGAACAGCAGGTTCTAACAGTTCTTACACAGTAACTTTATCTAATGCAACTACACCTGTTGTATATGACATACCACTTATTAGTATCAGACTTGCACCATCTGTAGACACAGGAACTATTGGTAGTCTTGGTGAACGTGAAATTATTAACCGAATGCAGTTACTACTAAATTCAGTTGGTATCTTAACTACTCATACAGTTGAAGTTGTTTTAAGACTAAATGGATCTATAGACAATGCGAACTGGCAAGCGGTTGAAAATCCTTCTTTATCCCAACTTATCTATCATGGTACAGGTGACAGCATAGAAGGTGGTGTTAACTTGTTTAAGTTCCGTGCAGCAGGTACATCAGGTTCTTCTGGTAGAACACAGGCAGTTACAGAACAACAGTTAGGTGAAGTTGCATCTCTTGGTAATAGCATCATGGGTGGTGACAACACATTCCCAGACGGCCCTGACATACTCACAGTAGTTGCAAGGCTTACTGAAGATCCTGGTACAGTATCTAACTCCAACCCACTAATAGTTAACTCAAGAATATCTTGGTCAGAATCACAGGCATAAATGGAATTTAATCTTCCAGATTTACCTGATACTAATGATATTTTAATACCGCCTAATACAATTTTCTACCCGCCCCTAGCGGAAGTTCCATATCTAGATCCTCTACTTCTACCTTCTCTGGAACAGGTACAGGGGGGACTTCAAGATCAGGAATCTTTGTCTTCTGAAGGTGATACAGAAAAGTCAACGGAGGAAGTATCACCAATAACACCACCGCCAATACTGAACAACCTGCCAACCACCAAAGAAATTTTACCATCGGATGAAACTGTAGCTACTTTCACTATACCCTTAATCGGTGAGTTTCCTATACCAGCCCCCGAAGTAATCGCCAGTTCTGTAATAGCTAGTGGAGTCAGTGCCACGGCTGCCGTTACAGGGAGCATTGTTTTACAATCCGTCATCAATCAACTTAAAAAAGTAATGACAAAAATATTTAAAAAGGTATTAAAAAAAGAAATTACAGATCGTCAAAAGAATCCCGATTAGCCTTGACGTAGGCTTTGATGTTTATAACATCAGCACATAGGAATGCAAATTCCGATTGAGGATTTATCATGTAGCCCGATGCGTGGAGTTGTTGACATTTTAAAATCCGTACCAAATTTTTATCGTATATATTTTTTTCTAATTCTTCTTTGGCTAGCTTTAGCTTTACGGCTGCTAAGTCTGAACAAAGTTTATTATTAACTCCTAATGGAATCATAAAAGAAATCTGACCACCCCATCCTTGGTTAACACTATATGTTGGTGCTTCTGGATTTGGATTGCGTGCATCGTTACCTGTGTAGAAAGGCGTAATACTCATACTAGGTTGTGAGCATACTAAATTTCCAAACTGGTTTTTACTTGTAGCTCCTTGGTTTATATTCATGTTCTGATTGATAATACTAGAATTACCAATCGCATTAGGTTGCGCTATAACGTCAGTCTCTGATGCTTTAACAGGACTACTGACTAAAGACAGACAAACTAGTAATAACGCTCGTTGTGTTAATGGTGTCATTCTGTGTGATCTCCTCAATAAGACCTGCTGATCTTGTGGTTATACTGAGCGACCAAGGTAAAGATGAATCGTCAACTGTAAATATAGCGTCACTTGCTGCTATGCCTTCTGAGTTAGCGGAAGTAACTGTGATATTAGAACCTTCCCAAGTATCAATCGCTGACCCGTATTTCTCAGTAACTATGCTGCGGGTTATTGTCTGAGTAGTATTTTCAGTACGGTTACTTGACCCTGTTGTCCACGCGGGCAAAGGGTTAGCAGAAGCAGATACTGGCAATGCAAGTAAAACTAAAAGAAGAAATTTTTTCATGTTACTTTTTTGTTTCTTTATTAGGTATTGTAGGTGATTGTGTAGCTCCATTGTTGTTACCCTTCTTACCAATACTTAATCCCAGACTGGCGGTTGATGCACTAAATATGCTGGCTATAAAGGTCGGATCAAAATCCACAATCTTTTTACCATTTGGTGGTTCCCAATATGAAAGTGTTAAAAGCGCAGCCGACCATACCAAGATAGCAATCTTAACAATAGTCTCGACTTTGTTTTCTTTGTCGTCTTCCATAATAGGTTTTATTAGTCATACTATACATAATCATAAGTTAAGGCAATGCCTGAGATTTACGCAGCATTAATAGGTGCATCAGTTACCGCAATAGTAGTGATGATATCTAACATGAGTAATAAAAGAGAAAGAGATATAAGAGACATATACTTTAGGCTAAACAAGTTATCCGAAGCGGTAAGCAGAATAGAAGGCAAGATACAATAACGTGTGCTATGTTTGGAAAAACAAACAAACTATGTACAAGATTCTTAAGCCTATAATTTTACGCTTCCTTTCAACGACTGCTGCGAAGAGACTTGTGGTGGAACTCTGCCGAGCCTTTGTGAAGCAGACCTCGAATACCGTGGACGATAAGTTAGTTGATTTGCTAGAGCAAAATTTGTTCCCTAAATTGAACTGATGGACAAAGGTAAATTTCTTAACATCGAAATCGAAGAACCACCTGTAGAATTGCAGCTATCAGTTGAGATGCGAGTAAGAGAAATTTTAAAAAGCGATGATGTAATAGGAGTTAAAAAATATTGTACACATTTAATTAGGCATCAAATGAGACAAGATGTTTTTTTAGCAGGGTTGTTAGGAAGGATAATAGAACTTGAAGCAATACTAGATAAAAAACACAGAGCCGAAGAACTAAATACTATGGACAAAATAAAAAAATTCTTTCATAATTAAAAAAAAAGGAATTTATTATGGCATACAAAAAGTCCTACGGTAAACCCAAGCCACCTAAAAAGTAAAGCAGTGGCGTGGCTTGGTAGGTTCTAGTCTCTTCCCCATAATCTAGAGCCTATGCCCCAGAGTAATTACATGGTCTGGTTATTCTGGGGCTATTTTAAAATGGAATATCGTTGTCGTTACCTTTGTAAGATGGTGGGATATCTTTGCGGCTAGGTTGGTAGTCATTATCTACATCAAACATATTTACCATTATTGATCCAGAATTTTCTTTACCACTAAAGTCAGGTATCCCTGCAAAGTTTATCCATTTATCTAACAACATAAATTCTTTGCCTTGGTCATTTTGCATAATGACTCCAATGTTGACCCAGTTGGCCTTGGGATTGCCATCCCTATCTTTGTATTCGCGAGTCTTGACGGATAGGTTTTTGATTTTTCGTGCCATAAGGAATCTCCTGTAGTATGCGTATGCGGACGTACCCACCAAGATAGTCGGTGTCCATTGTTGATATAACAGTATTGAATCGTTTGTCGTTTATGCGCAGTGCATCCGCAACTCCATCAATACCTGACTTCATTCTAGCTACTAAATTATCTCGGTCATAATTTCTACGGTCAGGTGGTATAAACAACATTTCTAAAACTAATTTCTCAGGTATATGTTCATACACTCCACGATATTTTTTTAATTGTTCTCTCGCTGCACTCAAACAATTTTTTCTATATTCTTTTTTTGCTGCTGCAAGTTTTGCCCAGTGCAATCTTTTGTTTGGCGATAGGTCAGATGGCGGCCACCCTAATACTATTTCAATCATTCTCTAACCTCCTTATCTCTTCTTTAATGCGGTCATGGTTGATAGCATAAAACCTATCATCTAAATTTTCAAACCAATACTGCCTTTCTAGTTCTGCTAGTTGACATTTGTATTTAGCGATTTGCAAAATAGTTTTTTCTTCCATAGTTACTTGCTCCATAATTTAATTAATAGTTCTAATTCACGAATGCGTGATTGTGCTGCTGCAATTTTTTGTTCTTTTGTCATAGTCGTTTCGGATACGGTTTGATGTGCTGGGCAATCTTACTTTCGTAATACTGCTTTTCTTTTCTGTTACCTAAAAAATAAAAGTATCTACCTTTACTAGCTTGCGGTACGAACTCAGCGTCAGGAAATCTTTTTAATATTTCTTCTTGACTTTCTGTGCCATACCTTATGTGCATTGTGCGACTACCATATATCTTGCCGTTTATCTTTACGCCAAACCTATCGTTCTTTCTACTGTTAACGTTAGGATTGTTTTCTCTCATAGATCCTATGTAAACAAAATTGCAAGCTTGATAGATAGTTCCTATCTCACCCGCTTGTGGATCTACTGTTGCTGTCACAACCTTATACTTATCTGGCAACATCTTCATAGATGTAGTTATTAATTTAGATGCACTGTGTGGATGCGACCAATGTACACAAGCACCTCTTGATAACAAAATCATTTTGTTTGTGTAATCGTACTTGTCCCAGTGTCCTAAGTTTTCGCTGTACTCAGTTGAGTACACAACAGCACCACCAAGATTGCCCTCAAAATATATACCAAAGCAATACTTCACCATAGCTGGCATACACTGTAGCCATTCGTATCTTTGTATAAGGTTAGCTGCTGTCTTGTAATCAATAGGTTTAACTTCAGCTTTTTTTATATCTGTGTCTACCTGTTCCCACCATTTACCAAACAAGTTCCATGAATCTTCTTCGGCCATTTTATCTTTAATAAGTTTTTGATGCGCTACTTGTACGTTCATGTACTTCTCCTGTGGCTTTCCCAATTAAAACCAATCAATGCACCACCGTTTTCCCGCAGTCTATCCATGACACGTTCACCAAGGTAATCAGTCAGTTGTTCTTTTGGTATGTTTGACAACAAGATAGAAGGTTTTAACTTTTCATAACGTTCATTGAGTACATCAAACAGTATTTGTTTTTCAAACTCTGACCCAAACTGTACACCTACCTCATCCAGTATTAATAAATCTGGTGATGCAAATGCATTTATAACATCGCTTTCTGATTCTTCTTTAGTTCTCCAGCTATCTTTTATCCTACGAATTAGACGTTGTACGGTGACGAATACTGGTGACCGTTGTTGTTGCATGATGCTCAACGCGATGCCTACTGCCAAGTGAGTTTTTCCAGTACCCACATTGCCCACGAAAATCGCTGAACGTCCTGTTTGTATTACTTGATCAAAATTTTGTGCATACTCTTTTGCAAAAACTAATGCCTTCTGTTGACCACTTGTCTTTGCTACATAGCTATCCAATGTCCGATCTTTAAATCGTTCTGGAATAGCAGCACTGCCTATTTTCCCTGCCCATCTACGTTGCTCGCGTTCTAACGCTGCTTGTTTGTCACGCTCTATTTGTTCTTTTGCTTCTGCATCCCTGCGTTTAATCATGCACTTAGGACATTCTGTCCAATGCTCACCAATAAAGTTTGTTGAAGTATACGCACCATGCTTTGAACAAGTGCGTTCTTCTGTTGGCCTGTCCTTGTTGATTAGACTATCTAAACTCATATCTTTTGTACCCCCTCACCGTAGTTAGTAGTAGCAAAAGATTTAGACTCTTTGTTAATCCAATCAGATTTAAAACTTTGCCATCCCCTTGCTTGGCACATAATCAAAGCATCCTCCAAACTAATGGTTGTTTTCTTAACTTCATTTTTTATACCAATCAAAGCAGTTTCTGTTAATGGTGCTTTCTTGTTTTTTCTATGAGTTAAAAAATCATCCCATGTTTTTTTACTTACATTGCGTGGTCGCTTTATATTTGTTTCTTGTTTCTTGTTTAATGTTTCTTGTTTCTTGTTTGGTTGAACCATTGTTGAACGTGCGTTAGACCTAGCAAGAGCAGATGCTTTACCTGCTCTAATTGCTGATTGCACCTTGCTTTGATACTTTTCTATTTCTTCATCAGCCCTTGGATTAACCCATCCTTTGCCAACTTCTAAAATAAAAAACTCTTCTAAAACTACTTTAACTTCTGGCACGTTATCTCTCATGTTGATTTTGCGTGCAACAGTTGCCACATCCTCGTTCAACGTCCGTTCATGTAAGTAGTAGAGGTCTAGCAATCTTCTGTATGCTAGATCCTCCATGTTTGACAAGTGTTTAGTATGGCTAATGTAATCGCCAATGTTGAAGGAGTAAAAATG